AATAGTCGAGAGCGTTTCAAACAAAGGGTTCACCCGTCATTGTCGCGTGTGGGTCATGTGACGTTGTTAGTGTTGACGCTTGTCGTCGCGCCGCTAATCAGAAGTTTTGTGGCGCTGACAACATCTCGCACATCATTACTAGTCAAAACCACTCGGTCGCTGTTGGTTGTGTAGATGGCGTATCGACTGAAACCGCCGATATAACACCCATTCACAATGATCGAGTTGTTTGTGCCTGATCCAGAAGAACGAATACCATCTTGGTTTGTTGCCGCCGCGCTGCCGATCAAATGTGCGCCGTTGATCGTTACGCGAGAACTGTTCTCGATGGCGATACCATTTCCGTTGGTTGACAAACTGCTGTCGTACTGCCCCCCGGAAATTGAAACACGCTCGCAATTGCGAATCAAAATTGCGTTTCTTGCTGACCCGCCGATGTTACTAACCGTATTGGATGCCAGCGTTGCACCAAACATATAGTCAAGAAGAATCGCATGATCGCCGGTGCCGCTCACATGATTGTCAGAAATCACCAAATTGATGATTTTGTCTGTTCCAAAACCATGCCCCAGAGCCCTTACTCCAAAGCTGCCCGTGTTTTCAATCACGTTATCAGACACCGTGATGCGGGGCAGACCAATTGAGTTAGTCAAGAACTGCTGGACATGAACACCGCCGGCTACCGTATCGCGCACGGTGTTTGACGAAAAAACAGTACCCGGCCCGCGCAATACAGCGCCTCCGTGGCACCCAGATATAGTGTTTCCAATGAACTTCCAGTTGTAGCAATCCTCGTGACAATCAACGGCCCACGTCGAGGCGCTCGCAAAGCCACATGCAGAAACACTATTGCCGATGAACTCAAACCCAAGAGACACAACACCAGCAAACCCGCCACCAGCCAGGGCATGGCGAGAGTTTGATAAGCGATTTCCAGAAGCGGCACCCCCAACGCCTCCGTAAACGGCAATGGCGTAGCCCGTGTTTCCGATTGCTCCTCCGGGGGAAGTTGATCGGACCACTTTGCAATTATGTGCCTCCGGCGCAACACAGTTTGCGAAGGCGACGCCAGCATCTTCAGCGCCATCAACAGAAACGTCCCGGCACATTGGTGCGTCGCAATAATTAAATCTTATGCCGCTATGTGCGGAGCCAACTCCGCCGCACAAGACGCGACCCCCTTCGATACTGGCTCCCTCCAGCATCGTCACCTTGGTGATCCGCAGATTCAGTGATTCCGTGTAGGCAAACGGGGACGGCTCCCATGTGGTGATCTGCGTAGCGCTGTCGATGGTGCGGACGCGAGCGATATGTCCCAAGGTTCTCTCCGACGAGCTTCCGCCGGGGGCATAGGGATCGTTGGAACGCACAAGAATCCAATCGTCAGAGGCAAGTCCCGCCGTGCTAGACAAGGAAATCGTTGTGGCCCTAGCAGCGATGTTTGCTGTGACATCGAAGTCTGAGCCAACCGCCCCTGAAAATGTGACTGCGATGCGTTGACCAAGAGAAGTGCCAGCGGCAACCTCACCGTAATCAAGCGTTGCAGATGGGTCTAAAACAAGCCCAACGGCTGAGGAGACAGTCAAGCCAACAGTCAGTCGATACGTACCGACGGGGAAAAACAGTTTCTTACCAGTGGCCGCGTCGATCGCTGCCTGAATCGCAGCCGTGTCATCAGTAACGCCATCCCCCACCGCGCCAAAGTCTTTGACGCTTACCCACTCCCGCAACTTGCTTTGTACAGTGCGAACTGTTTCTGAGTCATCAGTGACTTTGTAGCTGACAAGGCTCGCGTCGGTTTCACCGATGGCTGTCGCGACAGCGATCAGTACTTCGACGTTCTCGGTGCCCGACGGTGGAGGCTCGCTAAACGAAATGAGCGTGTCTTCAACGGTGAACGTATTCTTGTTTTGAAAACGTCGACCAGCAAAACAGACGACACCCCGAGGGTCATGAGGAAGTCGGTCTGAATTCCGTCACCTGAGAATCGCTGAGCATGGACCATCATCGACGGGGACGAGAACGCAGTCCACTCCGCGCCGTTCCACACATACATCGACGAAATGGACGTGTTCCAGTATATCGCGCCGACGGTGAGCGTACTGCCGTCATTGTTCAGCACCGGGGGCGCGGGGAACGAGCCCAGATACTGCGCTTCGAACTCAGTCTTGAGCGCTTCGGTCTCGTCGCGGAGAACAACAGTGTTCGCATACGCCTGTTGTGTCTGCTGGAGGATTAGGGCAGCGGGCGCTGCTTGGTTGATGAAGTCCAGCGTCGCGTGCTTCGTGACGCCGTTCTGGACCAACGGCATGACTTCCGAGCCGTTCAGAGTCTCGGCCTGCGGAAGATCGGTGATTCGTGTGCTCATGTATTGATCTCCGGCGGGAAGTCAATCGGAATATCGTATTCGGTGCCGATAAAGTCGGGTTCATTCAACGGGACCTCTATCTCTGGCCGCGGATAGCGAACATCGATTCGTTCTGTTTTGCGCGGCGGAAGTCTGTACGGGTCCTTCAGGTCGGCACAATGCCGGTGGACGCGCAGCCCCGGCGAATTGACATCTGACACCAGATCGTCCAGGTAAGCCTTCAGCTTGCAGCGATCACAAATCGCTACAGTCAAAGCGCCGCCGAGACGGGGTGGCAGATAACGGGGCATGACGGGTGACCTCCTAGACCATTGTACCACGAAAACTCGAACGTTAAACTCTGTATGACGCAGTTCGCTCTCATGCCGGGCGCGCGAGGGGGATTAGATCAGACGGTCATGCCGGCCTGCGTATCGTAGAGATCGTCGTACCACTGCCTCCAGGTCTTGATCTGCCATCCGTCGATGTCGCGCCGGTCTTGCAGCCAGTCCATCAGGCCGAGTACGCCGTAGGTCGGGTCGTAGCTGTTGATCCACGCGGTATCCGCGGCAGCGGCTTCGTAGCGATGGCCGACGATGAATGCCGCGCCGATCTTCGTCGCAGCGGTGAGCTGCGTCTTCACCGTAGCGAGATCCGTGCCGTTGTAGAGGTTGATGCAGTTCGGGATGTTGTACAGCCCGTCGATCCCGGCACCGCCCGCCGCAAATGCTGCGGCACGCGCGGCCTTGTAGCCGGTGTTGGTCGCACGGCACGAGACGAAGCCCGCCGCTTTCATCGCTGCGCGCAGCGTGGCGTCCTCGTGGCCCTTGACGTACTGATGCAGCGCGAGTGTTTTGGGGTTGATCCCGAGATTCCGCAGGTAATTCGTGCATGCGTGGACGTGCCCCATATACGTGGCGAGGTCGCTCTCAAAGTAGCTCGTGTTCGGACCGGCGTGGTTCGTGACCTCGTGCCCGTATTTCTCCTGCAGGTCGCGCACGCCCGTGTCGGTCAGATAGCCCTCGGCGCCGACGTAGCTGTATGACACACCGAACGACAGGTCCAGGCTGCGCTTGCGCGCCTCGGCGGCGAGCCACGTCCATTCGTCGTAGCCGTCATCATTCGTCCAGATGACGGTCGGCGCCGGCAGCGGCAGGATTTTCGGCCGCGCGACTTTGATTTCGCCGGCAATCACCGGCGCAGCAAAACCAATGCGGATGCGAGTGCGCAGGCCGCCCGAGAGCGAGGGCAGCGTGCCGACGAGCTGTGTCGTACCAGTCACCTCTTTCTGGAACAGCGACCAACCGTTCGCGTCGACTCCGACGAACAGGCAGGCATAGCGCGCGTAATTGGAAAATGATGCGTCTGAGATATAGAGGTTCACACCAACCGGAGCCGGCATTCCAGCCGGCAGCTTTGCGGCGATCAGGATAGAGCGGTTCTCGATGTCCTGCCCGTCAGTGTCGAGCACAAAGTCCGCTACGGTGCGCCCGATCTGGAAATACGAATCGGTCGGGGTGCCGGTGATGGCCACGTTGATGACAGGCTCGCCGTTCCAGGTGTTGATAGAGTCAGTCGAGAGCGTGACCGTAGCGCCGGGGCACGTTTTCTCATCCAGCCCTTCCAGCGGCAGGCCGTTCGAGCGCAGCGGCGCTTTCGTGTAGCCGGCCGGATAGCGCGGGCGCGTCACCATCGAATCGTAGCGCCCAAGGATTCTATTCCCCCCACCCGGGCCCGTTGTATAGCCCACCAGCCCAAACGCCTCCCTCAGCGCATGTTTTTGATCTTCAGTAGGAGCGGAACCCCCGGGAACCTTGCCCACCGTAGCGGAAGAAGCCATGTTGATCACTCCGAAAAAAGTACCAATTGCCCGTCAATCACCAGCGGGAGACCATCTACCATAAGGTAAATGGGTGCTTTAGCCCCCGCGATGGCCGCCAAACCCGTGGTCAAAGGATGATAGGCCAACGGCATTAGAATACCCTCACAGAGTCAGTCACTGTGGAATCTTCCCAGACTTTGATAACCCGCACGGGGATAACCTGCCCCGCCCCGGAGCTTACAAACAGGACCTCACTACCCTGAGCGGTGGTCACGTGGAGATTGCCAGCACTCCCGGTGATAATGACCGAGGGCTCAAAGGTGTTAACGTCGCTCGGAACCACCGGAGCGGCATCATCGGGGTAACTCGGATGGGATGGGCTGGGGCTGGTCTTGGCCATTACGAAAACTCCTTCAGTTTGTACAGGGTGCTTCGAACACGTGGGCAATAAGGTCGTTGATCATCCTTCAGTCCTCAGGAGAGTCTGGTCGCCGCCAAGCCGGCGTTGGGCTTCATTCGAAACAGCGGCTGCTGCACGATCAAACAGGCCCTGGAATTCCGCGATCCGGTCCGAACGCTTCAAAAATGGCTGAGCTTCCAGCAGCGAAGCGTACAGCAGCAGTTGAGGTGCGTACTGGGTGGTCCAATTGGTTTGGTTTGACTCGCCCAAGGGCAACGGGCGCTCGAAGTACGCCAACTCAAACGTCAGGGGCTCGGCAGGGGTCGGGACTACGAGCAGGTGCTCATAGTCGTAGTCGCTGTAATACTCCGGGTCACCCGTCTGGGACAGATCCGGCCAGTACGACCGAACGTAGCTATATCCGCGCTGCTTCAGGAATACGACATTCCCGTTCTTGATGTAGAACCAACTGGAGGTTTCGCGCCACCGGGAAGGCTTCTCGATCACCGCATCGGCGACATTGAAGGACCCCGAGGCATACCGCACATAGCCCAGGCCCCGCACCTCGGCTGCAATGCGATTCTCGGCCAGAGCGATAAAGCGAGGGATCTGAGCAATAAACGGAGCATCGAAACGTTCAGCGTACTGCTTCACATCCTCCACCAGCTGAGAATATGTTGTGGTAGCAGCCATGAGGAATTACCTCGTGTAAACGCCGATATTGGGAGCGAAATAAATAGGAGCAGAATCCGTTTCGCCACCCTCAACTTCCAAGGTCATCCCTTGGGCCATGGCTTGGACTGCCGCTAAGCGCTCCGCGCTTACTCCGGGTAATTCGAACGCAAGGCGCAGGGCCAGATGCCACGTGTACGCCTCAAGCCAACGGGACGGGATCTCGAGTTCGTTGGTCAAAGACCCCACATCTTCCGGCTGACGGTGCACAAAGATACGCAACTTCTTCGTGCCATCGCTCGGGACCGGCCACAGAGTAACCTGTGGCTCGATAAGCTTTTCGAACCAGTAGTTCGTCGGGCGGGTCGACTGAAATGACTTGTTCGGCTGATTCGCGTATTCGTCACGGTTAAAAGGCGTGACCGGAATTTCGACGTAGCCCCCAGACGCCACGGGGGACATCAACAAAACATTCAGCAGGTCAAGAGTACCGGCAGGCAAAACATACGTCGCCTGACCGGCCACAAGCGAGATTTCCTTTTGCTCGATACACCACAGATTGAGTCCACGATTCGTCAGACTCATGGTAAACATGAACATGGTCTCGAGAGCGTTCGAAACCGTTTCGGCGGTCAGCGAAGCGGGGCTCAGCCCACAACGACGGATGGCCTTCTCCAACAGTCGGGAGACCGGGATATTGGTTTGCCCGACAGTTCCTGAGGTGGCCATCCGTCGTTACCCCATCAGAACCGGCCGCCGGTGTACAACACGGTCACCCGAACGGAACCAGCAGTAGGCTGGCCGACACTGGTGACGGTGGCGTATACCGAAGTATTGGTACCGATGCCATCCATCGCGGCCAGCTGCGCTGCGGTGAAAGTCGGGCGCGCGCGGCCAGCTGTCTTGGCGTCGACACCGCCAGCGTACTGCGTTCCAGCCGAGGCCGAACCGACAGTGAGCGTCGCTGAGGTCAGCGAGTTGTAGGCTGTGAGCACATCGACCATGATGTCAACCACCTGGCCATCCATCGGGAGCACGAACACCGCTTCCTGCACCAGATCGGTATCAAACCCGATCAGCGCGGTCTGCGACATCACCGCCGAACCGACACCCCGACCCGCGGGGTCTTCCGAAACTCCGTCGCCCGTTTTCAGGGCGCCTTGCATGTAAGTCGACATTGCTTCCTCCTCCGGGGGTTAGACGGGGCCCCAAGCGGGGCCCCGCTCGGCCATCAGACGCCAGCGTTACCGTACATCGAACGCCAGTCGGTCCAGCCGGACCCGAAACGCATCGTCGACTT